CTGTCGGTTGAAGTCGCTTTGCTTTCAGCAAATTTGACGGCAGTTGTTCCCGCATTTACTTCAACTGCTGCTTTAGCTATTGAAGCATCTACACTCACCAGTGATCTAACACATACAACGGTGGCATTCACTTCTACTAGTGAAGTCATATCTGAGTCGGCTTTGCTTTCGGCAAATGCAGAGTTTGCTACTATTTTGCACCAGTCTTCAGCTTCATTCATCAGTGATGCGGCTGTGCTTTCTGCAAACTTAACAGCTACCACTCCGACATTCACCACCACCGCCGCCTTGAACGGCGTTGCTGGTTCTGTTGCGTCTTCGCTATCGCATACTACCGTAGCATTTACCTCAACTGGAGCGGTTGAAGCACAGGCACAGACTACACAAGCTTCGTTAATTTACGAACAATTAGCGTTTACATCGACCGGCAGTTTACTGTCAATCGCTTCTACTGTAACTGCGGTTAGTGAAGCCAGCGTCCCGTCTTTTGTTACATCGAGTGGGGTGACGAGCGCCGCAGCGGTTTTAAACAGTGCCCTACTGCATACAACGATAGCGTTTACTTCAACTGGGGTTGTCAGTGGTGAAATCTCACTGTTGACTGGATCTGCTGAATGGCAGCCTATTGTGTTCACCAGTACAGCCGATCTGGATGGGCAGCCCCCATTAGTAACGGCTGATCTTGCGTTCACAATGCCGGCGTTTTATGTTATCGGTGGTTTCATAGCTGAAGCTCCGGTATTATTCAGCCTACTCCCGGCGATCCTACTTCCTGGGATACCGCTGCCGTGGGTAGGGTATACTAACCTCATCGTTGGGTGGGGAACGATATGTGAGATCAACCCACCCCTCATCACAGTTGAATGGGTGGGGCGGACTTCTCAGGTTATTACATGGAAAGGTCCGCGAAGGGAGTTGAAAATGAAACAACACCGGCATCCCGTTCGTATCGCAACGCCGCAGCGGTTTGAATATACTTTCCGCGATACCAACAACGCTGTAATTGATTTGAGCAACTACACGCGAGTCAATTTACTCGTTAAGCTGACCGGTGATACAGTTGACTCTATCGTCGCTGAGTTCAACGTCCAAGCCAGCGGAACCGTTCTTTATGACGGTTACTCTTTCACAGAACCTGGGATTTATTCGGTGCAGTTTTTAGTCGCGGATGGGTCTGACATCACCTTGTACGGAGAGCCGATTCGTATTACAGTAGTGAAGAATGTGGATAATTTGGATGCGGACGAGTTGCCAGATTATTGAGGTGTGTTGTGAAAAGTAAATTCATTGAGGCGGCAAAGAAGGCTGGAGTTCAATCTGATAACGCCAGCATCATGTTTGATGCCGGCGTTACGTTGTCGTTGGTTGAAGCGTGGGGCAAGAAAGGATTGTCGTTCAAAGCCATCTGTGAAGTGTTCTTCAGTTATGGAGCAACTAGTATCCTTGTACTCAACTCTCTGTTGACGAAGCTCAAGTGATTGAAGAGATGTCGATGATTCTACCCACCTCATACTCTTCATCATGCGTGGCTAGAATCACCTGAATCCCCATTTCATCAGCCAGAGATTCGATCAAAGCGGCCATCGCAGGCCGCTTTGATTTTTGTAGCCACCTAAAAGGCTCATCCAGTATCAAGACAGGGGCTAGGGCTGGGGTGTGTAGCTTTAGCACGGCGATACGGAGAGCCAAACAGGCGACATCACAGACCCCTAAACTACCGGCCTCTGTCGGGTCTAGTTCATTATCGCCGTCCTTCAGATACAGTCTGGCTTCTGTCTTACCACGCTTACTGATGAATTCAATGTTGAACGTGTAGTCGTACTCAGGAAAGATAGTACGGATGCAAGTAGTTACCACCTCACAGATTTGATCATGGATTACATTCTGTACAGCTTTTGCGGCTTCTTGCAGTACCCATTGAGCCTGTTTCCACTCTTCAACTTCGGTTTGCTTTTCTTCAAGTTTTGCTTTGGCGTCTGTCAATCTACTGTCTGCAATTTCCAAGTCTCTGACTTTTGCAGAAATCAAAGTTGAGATGTTGTCAAACCTGTCTGATATGTTCAAGGTTGTCGAGTTTTTCATGAATCTCAAATTCCAATTCTTCAATCTTTTTTGTCAATTTTACTAATTCAGCTTCGGCCTCTTTCAATGATGAAAGGCCGAAGGAGTCGTTTAACTTCTCCAACAGTAACTGTTCAGCACCTTTGTATCTGTCTTGATCTGACCGAAGCCTCTCCAGTTCTAACTTTGCCCTTTCGTACTTTATAATGGGGTCCATTAAGCCGGCCCTTTTTCAAAGGAAGTTTAATCAGTTGTCTGGCTCTGCGGTTGATTTGATTTTGATAGGACAGATGAAACCCTTTGTTAGCCCAAGCCTTCATCATTCTGTTGCTATGAGGTTCTTCATGAGTGTCAAAGACGCAAGCTTTGTGGAACCACATAATCACCCCATCGCTTCCATGACCTTTGATCTCACCCCTTCATTTACTTTAGCAACCGTAAGGACTTCTTGCACAACCGCTTCAAAATCAATTCGATTTTTGCGAAGCTTACTCAGACTTTCGATCAACTGAGTCGTGTCGATCTCATCACGTTCCTCAGTTTGCTTAATCCGCTCCGCATACACGTCCAACTTACAATCAAGATTCTTTCTACTCACTTCACCATCGCTCCAAATCAGATAGACGCCTGGACTGTAATCAGCCTCATCAGCCCGGCGTCTGTTGATGCATCCATTGTTAACGATGGTGGTAACCTTCCCCTTCCACAAAAACGGGTGATGATTATCACCTATGCAGGCGATTTGATAGCCTTGTAGACGTGATTCCCAACTGCCTACGCGGTGTTCGCGGTCTGCTCCGACGTAGCCGGTTCCTTTCTTCCAACAATAGGCGTGGATCAAGGCCACATTCATGCCGACTAATGGAGCTTCATATGCTGGTCGAATCGGTTTACCGAAAGGAAAACCGTAGACTAGGATTGAATCATTTATCGGGTATGGTGAGTCATGTTTGATATCGATTAAAACACCAGCTTGTACCAATGTCCAATAACCACATTTGTGTATGTCATCGTAGCGGTGATTAGGTAGGTCATGGTTGCCCGGTATGGAGTACATCACTGGGACATGTTTGATGGCCCAGTTGATTAATTCTGGGGTGGCTTTCCACTTATTGAACAAGTCGCCCGCAAATAGAATAGGACACTTGTATTGTTCTTTGAGGGCTTTAATCTGCTCAATGGGTCGTTGCTGTGCCGCCCACCAATCAGGTTCATTAGCCCTGTATGACGGGACTGAATCATCCAAGTGCCAATCGGAAGTTGAAATGGCCACTACGAACGGCCGGTCGTTCTTATCGCCTGTCCGCACGTTTTGCACAACTTCGGTTTCAGGCTGTGTAGTTCCTTTTCCGCTGCTGTAATTGATTTTTGATTTTGACACAGGTTCTTCTCTACCGTTTTGATCTGTTCAATCAGACTTTTCAGATCGCGTTGAAGTGTTTTAACTTCTTTGAGTGACTTAACCAATACGTCAATTTTTGAAATGTCTGGGATCTTTTTGATGCTGCTTTGAGCCTTACGAAGGTTTTCAACACAGGTACTAAGTTCCTTGTAGCGAGCCTTCGTGTTTTCTGTTTCTAACAGCAGTCTTTTTACTTTATCCAATTGAACGGCTGCCGACTTAACCCAACTCAACTGTTTCGTTTTTATTAAAGATTCTTCGGCAATCCCGGTAAACACTTTGATTTCAGCCTGAACCGCTCTTAACTTACTCGCCGCAGCCGCAGCCGCCTTATCGATAATCTCTAGATCGACAATGCGGTTAAGCTCTTTAGCTACCTCACTGGGCGATAGAGTTAACCAGAACGGAGGGTCGATTTGCTTTTGGAAATTGATTTCATCAAAACGGAGTGAGTCGGTTACAGCCGCCGGTACTGAAGTGCCAATAGCATCAAACGGGCGTCCGCCGTTAATGCGGTAGCAATTCAACTTATTGCCACGGCTTCTTGATACTTTAGTTGACTCTGTTCGTATGATAACTCTGCTCTTTTCTTCACCCCATTTAATAACACTATCCCCCAGCGGGCGGTTAAACACCACCCAACGGATTGCTCTGATTAAAGATGATTTGCCCCTCCCGTTCGGACCTTTAATGCAATTGACCAAGGGTCCGAACTTGATCCGCAACGACGCATGGGGTTGGAAGTTAGTCACTTCCAACCCTACCAGCTTACAACTCATGACTTAACACCGAATAAGTGTTCCCACCCTTTGCTGTACCTAGTGCGAAGTTGCTTTGAGCTTGCTTCCTTGACGCACTGATTGATGTAAGGCTTGATGTCAATCGTTCCTTGAGGTTTCGCATCCAGTGCCGCTTGAGGGCCGAAGTACGAAATGATGAATTTCAAAGCTTCTTTATTCAGTTCGTCACGTTTGATCACAGCATCAATTCCACTCATCTCAGCCCCCTTGCTCTGGTTTTAACCTTTTCAACTGAAAGTGAATTAAAAAAGTAGTCGTATCTGAACAAGCAAATACGACCTTCACCGATCTGGATGCTACCCAAACATCGATCTAGTGAGGGCAGTTCATCGAAAAGCTTCATCGGACAGATGACCAACTTATCCCGCCGGTCACGTTTCATGATGATCAACCAGTGAGGTGATCGTGCCGCCTTGGCACTTTTCTGTGCCTGTTCAACCCATTGAATGATCAACGGCTTTGGGCCGTCTTTTTTATCCATGCAATCGAGGAGACAAATCTTTCTGGAATACCCTCGCTTCACCTCAACCGTGAACACGTCGAGGAACGGTTGGCCGATTGGGTCTAGAGCGGTGATGTCTCCGTAACTCCCGTGGGTTGACTTACCGGCTTTTTTGCGAACGGTGGCGCGTCCCCCGCTGGAAGTAGACCGCCAAAAGATGTCATCACGGCTACCATGAGTCCACCACAGTGACAACTCTTTTGATATCTCACGTTCAAACGCACCACCCTTCGCCATTACAATATCCCTCTAGCGTATTGTTTCAGGCCGATCTCTTTCATCACCTCATACCAACTTGAAGTGGTGTCCTTATCCTCTTGTAGATTCGGGACCGATAAACCGGTCAACGGCAGGGTGACGATCTTTCTATTACGCAAAAGGATGTCTCGATGCTTTTTAATGTTCTCCATTGCCGCAGTCTGTTTACCTAGCCCGCCGTTCAGGTAAGTGATCGCCCGTTTCTCGCCAATGGCTGGGATGCCTTTGATGTTATCAGAGGTGCAGCCGGCCATCGCTTTAACTTCAGCCCACTGTGACGGGTCAATCTTGTAGGCCGCTCTGAACCAGTCAACGGTCAGCAACTTCTTTTTGCCAATATCGTACTGTTCAATCACCGGTCTGCCGTTACTGAGACACTGGAACAGATCCTTGTCACTGGATACGATCACCCCGTGATAAGTGATCTGCTCCATTGCCACTTTAGCAATGATGTCGTCCGCCTCATAACCGGAGACACTAAAAACATTTTTGAAACCTATACTTGGCAGAGTTCTAGTTTGCAGTTCAATAAGCTGTTTCGTCAACTGCTTCTTGTCTTTGTAAGAAGTCTGTCCGGCGTACTCACCTCTGGTGCTTTGATAGAACGGGTACTGCTCTTTGCGAATGCTTTCGTCATTGTCAAAAGCAAACATGACTCCGACTGAGTTAAACCTCTGCTTTAATTCCATAACAGTCCGTAAGAACCCTTGAATCACGGCAACCGGTCGCCCGCCGTAGATGTTGTTAGGCAGAGCGTAAAAGAGCCTTGAGGCCAGATTGTTAGAATCAATCAACAGCCAAGTGTCTTTCAAGGTGCCTCCCTCCCGAAATCATTGAAGGCTTTGTAAGTGATCGGCCAGTGCTTTGCGAATAGCTTCTCGACTTTATTCGCAGCCATCTCAATTTCCCACAATGGGTAACTGACTTTATTGGCTTTTTCCGGTCGGTGGGTTCGCAGAGACAAGAAGTTCATGATCGCCCGTGGGTTGAATGAAACCCAACATGATGAATAGATCCCAACGGGCAGACAATCCCTGGCTAGACCCGGATCGATATTCATCGCCAGATTGTCGAGATACTTTTGATAGGACAGTTCATACGACTTCTTCAAGTTGTTACACAGTCCGTCATAGATTGCGCCGGCCACTTCAGGAGAATAGGCTTCGTCCACGCTTAAGAATTTAGGACGCCCCGGCTTCCAGTTCTCAACTTTAACCATCGGGCGATCCCTGGCAGGGATGTAGAAAACCGGCTCAAGCGTTTTATACCGCCCACTTTCTTCGTTATAAGAAGCAATGCGGTGTCGATGCCATTCGCGCCATACGCAGATCGGGGCATGAACGAATACAGTCAGCAGAGAGTGCTCAAATGGACTGCCGTGGCGGTGTTGCATCAGGTAACGGATTAGCCCTTCACTTTCTTGTGCAGGCAGTGAGAGGCAGTCTAACGCGGCGGCAGCGGACGTTGACACCCTCGCCGCCGCAACAAAGGTGTGGTCACCGCCAACCTGTTGGATCACGTCAACAGAGATGTCACTTAGATACCTTGGAGTGAACGAATTCATACTGGCAGAACTCCATTAGACTGAAGGACACGGTCGATAAGATCACACCGTTCATCCAAATCAACCATGTCAATTTGGCGGTATGGGATGCTTTCAATTTCAAAAATGTAACGGAGCATTCCGTCAAATCGGTGCATATCTTCCCAGACTAGGTACTCTTTGCGGTCGCCATCCGCCAATGCTTTTTCCAAACACTCCTTTGTAGGCTTAACCAAAAACAAGATGCGACCGGTTTTAAGTGACTGGAAGTAGTCTGCCATCAATGACGTTCTGATTAGCCGGCTAGCGTACCTACCGTACAACACGGATAACGCTGCATGGTCGAATGCCCGATCAGCTACGAACTTACTGACTGCATCTTCCAGTTCAATTTGCTTACACAACACGCGATACTGATACCTAAAATACCCCTCTTGATCCTTCATCAGTTGGGCGAACTCTGTTTCTTTCAGCCCCCACTCTTTCAGCACGGTTCGGGCGGCTGACGGTAACTTCTGCAACCCGTACTTTTTCTCAACGTAGTTGGCCAATGTGGTTTTACCGGTGCCACTGGCACCAACGAAATGAACCCCATTAATCATCATTCATCCTCATAAGGCTTCTGCCGACCTGACCTGACTTCGTCATCAATCTTGTGCCACACTTCGCTTACGATTTCTCTTAACTCAGGTTTAAGCTTATGATGCTCAATCATTTTGATCAAACGCGACTGAGTTAACGGCTCGTCTGAAAACTCTTCCGCTTGAACTTTCCCTTCCTTCATCTTCCAGTGTTTTTCTTCGATCAAATAGTTGACGCAGGAACTGATGTCATCGATGCCGATACTTTTAAGCACTGGCAATTCTATGACTTGCCCTTCATTGCCGGTCTGTCTGTTTTTCTCTATTTTGATTCTGACATTGATGCCCAGTTTTCTTGGCTTACCGTTGACGGTTTTCATGATGCTGTTGCCAACGGTAGTCCACATTTCACCGTGGGCGAAATACTTCAACGCCAGCCCACCTGAGAACGTGTTAGGTCGAAACATGGCGTCCGGGCCAATGTTTACTTTTGCGTGCGAGATAATGATGATGATCGAGTCGCTATCTCGCAACGCGGCTTCCATGTCCACAAAGCCAGAAGCATTGACCTTGGCTTTTGCCGTACCGTAGCTGCCGGTCACCTCCTTGCCGGTTTCTTTGGCTTTGTAAACTTCTTTCTTTTTCTCTAGATCGGCTTTGGCACTCAGGGCGTCCATCGAATCAAGAATTGCGATGAACGGATCGCCCTTTTTGAACAACTTCTCAATGTGATAGAAGTAATCTTCAACCGTCCGTGAAAATACCGGCTTGTTGCGGGTGCCGGCCGGCGGTTCCAGTCTTTCGTTGACGGCTTTACCGAAGTAGTCGGATAGATTCATTAGCGCCCCGTCTTCCGGGTTGTCATGAATCAATCGATGTTTGGCGTATCTTTTATTTCTGCAAGCTTCCGCGAACGCGGTTAAAGTGAGGAAGGTTTTAGCTGAACCTGATTTTCCGACGAAGCGATAGTATCGCTTCGGAAAGAATCCACCTTCAATCATCCCACTCAACTCCAAGTTGAGTAGGGTCGATCCGGTAGACAAGGCGTCAGCCGCGTTTAAGCTAAACTGACGGTGCGGCTCTGGACGATCCAGAGCCGCACTAACCTCTTCAGACACCGACTTTTTACGGCCCATCTGATACTACCCCTTAGCGGCGGCGGGTTTTAGGTGCGGGGGGAGCATCATCTTCGTCATCCCCCCAATCATCGTCATTATTGACGGGCGGCTTACTCTTCGCAGAAGTCTTCTTAGCCGCTGACTCGTCAACGGGAACCCCTACCTTACACTCCTTCGGTTCGACGGAGCGGTAAAGCTCCTTGGTTTTTTCGTCCTCCAGCGTGACGGCAGTCCCCGCCACGTTGACCTTCACCACCTTGCACCGCTTCTTGCCGTACATCACATAGGTGCCGACTTCCAGACCAGCGCGAGCGGCCGGGTTTCCTTCGTCCTCATCTTCGTCATCTTCGTCATCTTCGTCATCTTCGTCATCTTCGTCGTCATCCTCATCTTCGTCTTCGTCGTCGCCGTCCTCATCTTCGTCGTCATCCTCATCTTCTTCCTCTTCCTTCTTAGCGGCAGCCCGTTTAGATTGTGCCTTTTTGCTAGGGGCTTCTTCCTCTTCTTCCTCTTCAGTCTCCTCTTCCTCATCCTCCTCTTCGTCTTCAGCCGGCTTTGTTGCTTTACCGCCCTTTTTAGCCGGCTTGCTCGCCTCCTCAACCGGTTCGTCCTCTTCTTCCAAGCCGTCGATCATCTTCCTGATTTTTTCGTAGCTCAATTCAACAACCATGTCGTCAAGGCACGGGGCTTCATCGAGCAAGCTTTCCGGCAGATCCCTTGAGCGGGCTTTCATCTCGATGTTGGTGGCTTCAAAACTGTTCGCGAAAGTCCCGGCTGAGAACTTAACGTCGAGCGTCAGCCCGCCTTCAAGGTGGAAGAACCGGTCGTAGCCGTTACGGTCATCAGCGGCGTCGATCTTTTCTGCCAGGGCTTCTCCGAACATGTGCCAAGAGTGTTCAAACACTTGAATGTGCGGTTCGCGGCTGGTGTCTCGATCAAGCACCAGATACATTTGGCGGGCTTTCGGCTTCATCTGATTCAGAGCCTTTTTCTGCTCATCATCATTACGGTCCATCGTCTTTTCGTACTCTTGCATGTCCTCACAGCACGGGCACGGCTTACCCCAGTTCTTACGGAGACAAGCAACCATCTTGTTCTCAGGGCCAACACCGCCGTGCCGGTAGTAAAGGCGTTCCCAGTGGTACGATCCCTCTTCCACCATCCCAGCCCTGACCGCCGGGTTGTCCTTCTTGACCTTGAACGGGATGATGTCAAACCGGTACCGGTCAGGCTTGCCGATCTTGTAGATCGTGATGCCTTGCGGCAGTCGAATCGCTCCACCCGTCTCCTGACTCTCAACGTGATGCTTTGCAACGGTCTTGGCGTTGCTGTACTTGATCTTCTTCGACATTTCCTTCTTGCTAGCCATCTCAGTCCTCTTTCGCTTCTTTATACTGACTCTTGATGTAATTCGCTCGTTCACCAAGCCACGCACGGACGAATGCTCTGACCGTTAACTCAACTACTACTGGGGGCAGACACACCACATAGATGGTCGCCAGGATGATGTCGAAAGCAGTCATTTTTTGCTCGTTTTCCCTGCAATTCGGGCGTGAGTTTTGTCTACGGCATCTTCCCTCATCTCTCCACTGATCTTCGGTTCTGAGAAATAATCAGCCAGTCGCAGCTTCGACAAGTACTCAATCGCCGTCTTATTGGCGTCTAATGAGTCAGTCAATGCTTTGTAGTAAGCCACCTCCGCTTTTGCTTTCAGAAAAGCTTCCTGAGCCTCTTGATAACGCTCATCCAGCTTCACCTTCATCTCCACCGCGCTGTCCGTAACCTTCACCAGACGGAAAGCTGACGGCGATTCTCGCACCTCCTCTTCAACCTGTGCCCAAACCAATTCCATTTTTGATTTTAGGCGATCCGCTTTTTCCACGGCATCAGCCGCTTTCATGGCAGCTTCGTGATACCGTTTTGGGAATTCTTTCCACTCGACGTGAAGCCGGTGGATGTCAATTTCCATCTCATGTGACTTGGCCATGTTGTCCTCCAAATAGTAAAGTTCGCACGACTAGTTGCCGTTGAAAAATTCGTACACGGCTAGCACCAATCCGGCTTTACCGCTGTCAAATAGGTTGTATTGACAGCATTGAATCGCCCGTGCGGCTTTCTCAGTTGTTTTACCGCCACCTAGCAGGGTTTTAGTCATGTAAGACAGGATCAACCTACGAACCCCTTCTGGGTCATCATCTAAATGACTCAAGGTTTTAGCCGCCTGGGACCAACTGCCTGATAACATTTCCCGGCACAGTGAAATGGCTTGAGCTTTCACGTTACCCCGGTGAACGATCACCAGTTGCTCATTTACGTCTTGCGCCGCCGCCGCCTGTTCCAGTAATACGATGGCACGGCGGGCAGATCCGTCAGCGGCTTCTACTATCTCTTGCAGGACTTTCTTTTCAAAATCAAGGTTCTCAGCCGCTGCCACCGTTCTGAGTAACTCCATCTGATCATCAACCGCCAGCGAACGGAAGTCAAACCTAGTTGCCCGCGTCTGTAGTGCCTTGATCAGCTTATCCGGTTCACTGCTGGCAAAAATGAAGTAGACGTTTTTGGGAACGTCTTCCGTTTCCTTCAGCATTGCTTGCTGGGCCGCTGTGGTGATGGCGTGAGATTCATCTACAAGCCACACCCGACTTTTCCCCCCTAGAGAATGCAGTCCGATACTTTTACGCAAATCGCGGACGAAGTCAATCCCTCCGCTGGTCGCCGCGTTAACTTCGGTGAAGTCGATGTCGGAGCATTCTAGTTCTTCCTTCAAGATGCGGGCAACGGTAGTTTTACCCACGCCAGAAGGTCCGCCGAATAAAAGAAACTGTGGCACCGTTCCCTTTTTAAGCATTCCTTGTAGTGGTTTGGTGACGTGGTCCTGCCCCAAGACCTCTTCAAGCGTCTTGGGACGATGCTTTTGATACCAGCCCATTTCAACCCCTAAATGTTATCAGTGATCTGTACGACGAAGCCGCACTTATCGCGGCCGGTCCATTCAACCTTCACCACACCGTTTAACTCAAACAACGTGGTAACGATCTTTTCGGCAGCCATTTGATGGAACTGTGCTGCGGTGTCATGAATGTCTTGAGTCGATAGACCGAATTCATTAATCGCTAACTCTCTACGCCACACTCTTACGGTGGCGTAGAGGTCGCCGTCGTCGTCTTTTAACTCAATGGTTTGGACGCTGTAGATTTCTTTCGGCTTCTCTTTTCTGTGCCTCACGGTAGGTGTTTCCAAGATTGGTAGCGGACGATCTTTTTAACCGTTGAAAACGGAATGCTGAAGTCTTCGGCTAATTTCTTGATGGGAACGCCGCGTTGATAGGCTTGTCGGAGTGCGATGACTTCGTCTGCGGTCGCCTTAGCCTGCCCATTCTTTTCACCGAAGTTTTTGACTTTTTCTAACTCTTCACCGCGTGCTGCGGCGATTAAGTGTTCCGGGTTGACGCACGTTTTATTTCCGCAAGTCTGTTTGACGTACTCACCGTGGTGGAGCTTGCCCCACTTTAACTCGTAAGCAACGATATGCGATCTGGTCACCTTCCCTTTGTATCTAAAGAATCCGTAGCCGCTCGTCGTCCCCTTTTCCCAGAGCCAGCATTCTGTATGCTCTTTGCGGGTGAAGCCTTCGTTCAACTTTGCATACAGTTCATGTTCAGTGGCTTTTACCGTTCCGTTCAATGAAAGGCCCTCCTCACTTCTTCCGTCCAAGATCGCACCAACGACCCCGGACGGGATGAAAGGAAATGCTTCGTAAGGGTCTAGCAATGATCTTACCATTACTCTTCCACGAACAGGTGGTAAGTCAGATTTTGTAAAAGCATAACATCCCTCTCACCCAATAACCAACGACGGGATTCTTCAAGAATCTGTTGACTGTCTATTACGAGTTCACGGCCAGCTACAGCAACTCGCGGGTCAGTCATGATGATCAATTTTTTATTGCCAGCCGGAACTTTAAACTGCGTAACCGGCAGCCGTTCCCTCATTTTTTCAACCCTTACTTCCTGCCACAAGTCAGCAAGAGCATCAGCCGCGACTTCGTCCCCTCGCAACACCGCAATCGCCAGTTCTTCCATTAGCGTCATAGGTCACCCTAAATCCCATTTACCACTTTTCTGCGAAATCACCCGTTTGTCCGCCCACGAACTACCTTCCGGTACGAATTCAGCTTCAACCACAAGTGGAACAATGATCGAATCCCAATTCGCCCGAACCTCTTTAGTCATCACTTCCACAGCCAAATTCAAGAAATCTTGAGTCTCAGAATGCGGCGAGTTTGCCAGATCGCAATCGTGGATTGAGCCGATCAGTCTCGACTTCATCTTCAGCCGTTTAAGGTGTTTGTTAATCCTGATCGTAGCATACAAAAGCCAGTGAAAGGCGAAGCTTTGGATGCCGTAGTTCAGACAGTCGTTTCTGCCGTATATGCCGGAAAACACGAAGCCCGCCAACGACTCAAAGTATCCGTTCATCAGATAGGAATTCCACCAGCGTTTTTTCCAAGCGGTGTACTTCTTAAACCGTTTATTCCAGAAACTGTCTTCAACTGACTTCACCCGGTGGGCGAACGTCCCCGGTTCCGGGGCTTCCCCCGGCTCACACTCGCCCAATTCGGTGATGCCTTGCTTTGCCAAAAACTGCTTAACTGTCACCGTACCGCCGGGCATCATAGTGCCGGCTTCAACCCCCTCCCATAGGTGCGGAGCGCATTGGAAATACACGGAACCGAAGAATTGTGGGAACACGAAACGGTTTTTAGACCAGTCACGGAGGGTCTTTTTAAAAGCTTTTTTAGCCTCTGCGTCCCAGCCGGACATTTGCTTTTTACAAAGTCCGAATAACTCTACAGCCGTATCACCGTGCGGGTCACCGTCCGGCCCGGTGAACTCATCGATGAGTCTTTGGTCCTTGGTGTAGCAGCATGCACTCCGCACTTCCGCACCTGAGTAGTCTAATTCAATGATGTTGCACCCCTTATCTGGGATGAAACACCTTCTGATTCTTTTGGCGATCTCTGCGTTCCTGTTAGGAATGTTTTGAAAGTTGATCAAAGCGGATGATGACCGGTGGGTTCTCGCCCGGTGTAGATGAAAGAACGGGTGAATCCTTCCGTCGATCAGTTCCTTTGAGATGCCTACCAAGTAGGTGCTGTATAGTTTTTCGAGTTTCTGCCATTTGAAGTAGTCTTTAACAAACTCCAGATCGCATTTTCCGAATGAAGATTCGTCATTCTTAGGCTTGTAGTTGATCTCTATCCCGTCGCGGTCAGTTTTCTCATTCGGTCGCTTATAGCCCATCTCATCGAAAACGATTCCACCTAATTGGGCTTTATTACCAAGCGTAGCCTTGTTGTGGTACTTCTTCTCCCACATTTTCCAAATCTTGTCGGCGTATAGTTTCGCCTTGATCTCCTTAATCTCTTTCTGAGTATCTACGATGTGCTGCTTCAGATAGCCGGTGTCGATGCGGATGCCATTTCCTTGAATTTCACTGAAGGCTAATGCACCCTCATGAACCAACCTCGCCGCCTGTTTGCTGGCGATTTTTGGTAAATCCATACTGTCCTCCGTCGTCAAAAAATGCCGCTGGTAGGAATCGAACCTACCGACGTGTAGTGTGGGACCGCCAACACGTCTTACCGAAAGCGGCAGTTGTGGGAGAGTCTTCGCATCCCACCCCGACACACGCCGGGGTAAAAAGAATGCATAGGCAGGGTGAAGACTCTCCCACAATTTCAATGGATGCGGCGGTTAGCTACTTCTGCCGTAGCTTGTTTAGCTACTTCTGCCGTAGCTTGTGCTTGATCAACTGAGTTGTGTAAATCTGCGATTAAACGGTCAAATCCTGCCCTAGCCTGATTCTCTACCGCGATCCGTCGCTTATGCCAGTACACTTCGATCCGCCACGCCCCGAACCTAGCTACCCCCAGTAGAAGGATACCTAGCGATGCCATCATCGCCGTTCCAAGAAACATGATCTCTGACGTAGTCACTTTAGTCCTCCTGTTGTTGCACTCAACATAGTAAAGTGCGCGGCTAGACGCCCATTCGCCATTTTTCACTTTCATACCCCGCCGGTTTCTCTTCAATTTTTTCTGGCGGGACCGTGGCTTCCGTAATGACTTCTGACACTTCCACTTCTTTAGCCGGCGACAACCGCTCGATCTCAGCGTTAGCGATTCGACCTATTTCATAAAGCATTGACAGGTAAACCTGTTTCTCGCTTTCACCCCTGTCTATGAAGCTCTGCATGTCTGACAGTTTGCACCCCAAATACCTCCAGTTGATGCTCATTGCGTGACTCCGGGCACGATCCTTTGGTAGCAGTCAACAACCAGTGAACTGCACTCCTTACCCTGGACGCAATTGACTGTTTTATGAGCGGTGTCACACAGTTTCCAGTAGGTTGGCGGTCGCCCACCTTTTGGGCCTATTTGACCGATGCCGCACTTTTCAATGATGTTTAATTTCAGCAATCGCTGAAGATGGTTACTGACGATGTGAACCGTGGTGTTCATCTTTTGGGCTAATTCACCGGCTGTCCATTTATCTTGTTTTCGGAGGATCTTAATAACGTCCTCCAAAACTGGTGACACCCCACCAGCTTCTTCACGGGTGTTAAAGGGGCCGGTGATCGTGCGGTTTTCGTGATCAACCGCGTACCACTTCCGTGCCTTTAAGCTCCCGCACAACATTCTCTCCACCGACTTCTTTTTTGAAGTCAGTCCGGCCTTTTTCCTAGCCTCATCCATGTTTTTATGAGGCACTAAATTCTCCACACGCCCTTTACCAAATCTCCTTTTACCCACCAGAGGTCGCTTGAACTTCTCTTTTGCTTTTTTCAAAATCCACCAAGCGCTGTCGATATCTGATATGGTTGAAACTAACTTGGCGGCTTCTTTTACGTTGTACCCTCTTCCGTAAATTAAAAGCAGGAGTGAACGTTCTTCAGGGGTGAGGCGGCTCAACCTTTCATCCACCTCTTCTTTGACCGCCAGAGGTTCAAGTAGTTCATAGGTTTTTGAAGTGATGTCGAATTCAGGTAAAGGCGAACCGCACGGCTCGACATGAAAATTGTCAGTCCTGTGTTTACCGTCCCATAAACGAAAAATCGTTCGCTTGATATTGACTACAGCGAATGGCCCCCAACCAGCCTCTCCGTTTGGAGAGAGTTCTACTTTCCAGATCTGTGCCGCCTTGACCAAACCCAGGCAGCCTTGTGAATAAACTAGGTCATAGACGCCACGACTTTTGGCGATCTTGTTCGTGCAGGCTTCGACCAGATGGAGCGACCTTGCTACCCTTTCTTGTTGTTCTTTCGTCAGTGGTGTGTCATTTCTTCTATTGGCCGGCGCATTTACCACGTCCACGGCTACACCCCGCATTGATTAAATTAACTCAGTCGTCGTAGTCGTCATCGTCATCAACTTCGCAGACGTGCCCACACTCGCATACGAGTTGATCACTGTCGTCTTCGTCCGTTTCGATATTAACGTGATTACAAATTGGGCACTTCCACACCCTACGGCACGTTTGATAATAGTCATCGTCGTATGCTTTTTGTCGATTAGCTTCGATCACCCGGATCATGGCTTCCAGTTGTCGGGTGAATGCCCACAACATGATGTAAATGGTGATGACATAACTGACGCCGATGGTGATTAAAATCAAGACGGTGTCATTGTGCATTCGCGTTTCTCCAGTGTGAACCGCTGAACCGGCTTGGGGTATTCCGCGTTACATACCTGAGACATCCAATCTGACAGTGGGCGGGACCACACCGTCCCGCCCACTTCGTTTTGGTAAACCACTTGCTGCAAACTAGATGTCGCGTCAATGGCGACGTAGAGGACTGAGTACAGGTTACCTTTGTAATGTCGCCAAATGTCGCCTTTTTGCGGGTAATCCATAACTACCTCATGAGTTTAACGTTCAGGATATCAGCTTGTTTTTTAGCGACCAACCATTCAAGTAAGGCGTCCATGCCGCAATACTTCAGCAGATCATTCTTATCAATCTGCTTGATCTGATTCAATTCATACCCGGTTCCCGTTTTGCTTTTTAAAAATCGGTCGATGTGTCCGTTGTAGTCTTCCTGTCCCAGAAGAACATATGCTTGAAACTTGATACTGCTGATGCCGCTACGGCTGTCAAGGACGTGCGCCATGAGCATGGTATCCCATCCACGGTTGAAGCCCACAGCCGGGTGCCCGAATTCTTTAACCGTCCAACTGTTCTCAAAACTCATGTTGCTCGCGATCAGTGGGGTGCCAGACCGCAGCAGTTGCCCGGTAGCTTTTCTAGCTTCACCCAGCCACGGGTAAGCTATAGTTCTTTCACCGTCAGACACCGCACAGCACACAATCCTTGAGTGCTGCCCTTCGGGCTTCAGGCACGTTGTTTCATAGTCTATGGCTACGGGAGAATCCCCTATCATCCCTCTTATCACTGCCGCTGCTTCGTCAGTGTCGTAAACGACTTCAACCATTGATTCGTAGTCTGGCACAGTGTCCCACGGTGGTGAGTCGGCCTTGTTCACCGCTGCTTGAAGGTGTCTCAACGTCCATTTCTCTGCCAGTCCTTTGTCTTTGTACTCACCACGCTTATTCTTCCTCATCATGAGTGCATAGGGGTGGATAGTCGGGCATACCCAGCAATTAGGGTAACGGTTCGGTATCTGGAATCCGGCCCATCGCACGATGTCACCGGGATCCTCTTTCCACAAATGACCGATGACGCTCCTCACGGCGTTCGCACCCAAAGGGATGACCACGTTGGGTTCGTACTTGTTGAGAACGTCAATCAGGTTTGGGCGGCAGTAGTCCACACACTTCACGTCTTTGATAAATCGACCGGGGTGACATATGACTGCATTGGTCAGCCAGCAATCAGCCCGCATGTCTATGCCACACTTGAGCAACAGTCTACGCGATATGTCTCCAGCCTTACCAACGAAATGAAGCCCCTGACGGTCTTCATCCTTGTCAGGGGCTTCACCGACGATCAAAATCTTTCGTCTGCCTTCACCATTCGGCTTGATCTTCGGGGATTCACACCCTTTATCCAGCTTGCATTTGGTGCAAGCCGGACCCAGTACAGGAGGTTTGACTTTAGAGATTGTTGATAATGGGTAGAGCGTGCCTAGGTTGTTTTCCATTTAGAAGCCCCTTCCAAGAACACTCTGCCGCAATAGGCACGGATCATCAGAACCCCTTTAGGGTCAACGATGCCTGACGTGCCATCCGGGTACTCTTCAACGATCTCACAGACTTCAGTGAACATCTCATGTTCGCGGTCAATAGGCTTGCACAACACCCCGGATCTGCCGGCTTTGGTGACCTTCATCAACCCTTTACTGACTAGCTCTTTCGCCAACTCTTCAGCGAACGCTTTGATCGTTACGGCTTTGGTGTTGATGATAAAATCACGGATCGTCTCAACCGTTTTGTCATAAACCCTATCGGTCTGATTCACTGATGATTCCAAGCGCTGCGACATAGCTCCACTTTCCGCCTTTGATTACTAAAGTTCGCTCACCGATGAAACACTGATTGGACTTTTCCGTCAAACCCTTTAACAAAGCCGGTGACAGGGCGAATTTGATCGGAGGGCCGTTGTAAACGCACGGAAGGTAACTGGTCGCATAACCGACCGTTCCTTTACCGTTAATCCGCAGCATGTCTTTGCGGATCTCGACCATCAATTGGTTATTGTCCTTGTCTTCTTTTGAGAACTCTTCACACAACTCCGCGTACTCAGCCAGTGTTGAAGGTAAGGTCACTTCGACGCCGTCATTCTTGAAGAACTTACCGATTTCAGGGTAGGTTTCCACCTCACGGCGGCATGCCATCCTGATGTCAGGACCACGGAAATGCAACCACCCGGCGGTTTCACCGATCTCATCAACGCCACTGGCGACGACGTGTTTGATCACGTCCCGCTCTATCAAGCACGGGGACGAAACCCCTGTCTCAAGACGGTAGCGGCAGGCTTGGCGGGCGTCATTCGCCTCCAAGCCTTTTGGATTCACATGGATGCAAGTGGCGACGTACATCTTTTCACGGTCTTTGCTGGCACACTCCTGTACCAGTGACAGGGCGTCAGAGAATGATTCGTGAAGCGGGTTCCATTCGTCCGGCTCATCGACCAGATCGATGGGCATTTGCAGTTGTGGTTCCGTCGCGATGCAAATTTTGTTGCGATCTTTTTTACCGAAGCTGATCAGTAGATTGCCGTCCTTGCTGGACAGGGTGATTTCATCCGCTTTTGCTTTTTTCAAAGCCGGAAGGAGTTTGGCGTGGACCGCCCCTTCAACGGGGCAGGGGCAGGGTGCGGAGGCGTACAGTTTTTTGTTAAAGGCATGTACTCTACCGTCTTTGAACAAGAAGTGACCGGCCTGTTCTAAACCCTCTTTTTCACTGATCGCCGGTTGCACCCGCTCAAGCGCATGCAAAAAGTCATCGCGCGTAGTCTTCATTTCTGTCTTCTTTGAAATCGAAATGAAAAATAAAAGGTGGGGGAGGTGGCGGTTGAAGTGTGTCAACCGCCGTACCGTCTCACCCCCGGTACAGGCTTTCGCCTACCTCCCCATATGCCTTACTTCTTGGCGGCTTTACGCTCTTGCTTCTTACGTTCCTTATCGGCGGCAATCGCCTTTTCCGTGGGCAACCGCTTAAGGCAGACCGCCAAGAATTCCTTGATCACCGTGCAATCAGCACAATCAGCCGGGTTCTTGACGCGGGCAGCCAGATTGTCAATCGCGACAATCGCCTTACGGCACTCGTCCTTGCTGGCGTTCAACTTCTTCGGCTTTTCAACCTTGCTCATTTATTCTCGCTTTGTGTTTCAGCCTTTATTTCTTCCAGCCAATACCGCTTATCAATTTGATGGACTTTGTACGGATAGTGTTTAGGCAGCCAGTGCGGGAATGAATCTACGACGTGACGCATCGATGTTGAAGAGTTAAACGGAAACTTGCGGTTAAGCACTTCAAGGATTTCTTTCTTGGTAACTGCGTCAGAGATGTCGCAATCCCGTAAAACCTCAAACACCACCCGTTTAACGGTGCCATACCGGTGTGGCTTTGACTCCGTCTTGATCAATCCGGGGAATTCTTCCTCCACCGGCCCAGCCGTCTTTCGCTTGTAACCTTTTTTAGGAGGTTCCATGTCAACGGAAGCCGTCTGCTTTGCTTCGGTCACATTAACTCTGGTTAGAGTTTCCGTAATCTTATCGTTTTGTTCTTCTACTTCATCACAGCCCTCCGTTTGAATGATTTCCACTGCATCGCCACGCTTGATGGCGTTAACAACCGTCCGCATCAGCCTCGATGCGGACGGTTCTTTGATGCTCAGGCGGATGTGATCCGCTACGTTAGTTTCCAGTTCCGTCAGGCGCTTGATGATGATGGCGTCGGCGTACTTCGGGGCGTTATCATACCCCAATGCTTCTAACAGCTTCACCGCACTGTCACGCCTGATCTTCATTTTGCCGTCACCATAGTAAAGTGCGCTCAACAAAACTGTACAAGAACTTTATCAGTTTTTATTAAACGCTCAAGCCCAAATCAAGAACTGATATTTACCCAAACAACAATAAAAGGATCACCTTGTTGGAAAATCTGATTTATTTCATCTTGCGTTTTCTGGTGATCAAAGAATTGCGGATCTTCCAGGCGTCCATTCTTTCCGCCACATTTTTCAGACACCCACTTGCCCAACCAATCACCTAAAGAATTGTCCACGGTCACTCCTCTTTGAACCACGATTTGATGAAAGGATCAGCGATGTCTAAGCACCCGGCTGTGTAGCATACTTCACGCTCACTATAAGCCTCACCCCGACGATCCAACCAATTCAACCGGTAAATCCCCCGCTCCTTCTCCACCGAAGTCTGATTGATCCCCAACATCGCCGTAACGTGATCGTGCTTCCTGCGGTCATCGGTGAAGTTGCTCCTCTTCAAAATGTCCGCGTCGTAGCTGTCGGCATCCGCCTGTGTCGCCGTGACCACCAGACAGTGTAACTCCTGCCGCATTTTGCTCATCATCTTCCAAGTGGCGTTGATCTGATCGCGGCTCTCAACCGCGTTCTTGATCGGCGGTGCCAGGATATCGGCGTAATCAATTACAATGCAATTATGAACTAAAACTCCTTGCACTGTGAAGCGATGAAGGGGTCCGGCGTTGACGATATCCCAGACTTCCGTTTTAGCCCCCCTTTTGACACATACCGATTCCATCTCTCCACTATCTGCTGCGGAGTCATCTGGCGACAGAACATGTGGATTAAGGTGTCGTCCGCATACCTCACATCTGGAAAAAGTAGCTTGAATTTGTGTGTCTTCGCTGTAGCTCCGTGTTTCCTTGTGTGAGAACAGTTCTGCTTTGGTGTTGACCACCGTAAATTCCCCGGCTCGTAATGACCATCGTTGTTGATTCTGTCCAATTGCGCCCCATCGGGAGGAAGTCCCAGATGCTTCACCACCCACAAACAGGCGGTTGTCGTATCCTTGAACTTGAAGATAACCCCTCTGCCTCCGTACCTTTTCCAAGCCTTGTTTTTGGAATTGGTGCAACGTTGTCTGGCCCCTTCCAACCTCATATACAAAGCTGTCGGGAACTGCTTGGGTTGATGACAGGAGCGGCATCCGTTGGTTATGCCGCTCCGCAAATTGCAAAGTTGGCACCATTTCTTGTTGCCGCATTTGATGCAGCATACATTGACATATTTTCGCCGTGTGGCCTTGCCGCTTTTGGATCTCCCAGTTCTTTCTCTGACATCCGATGAGATTACCTTGACCGATCCGAACCTCGCTCCCACCAGATCCGGTCTGCTGGAGACGAAGTCGTAGTCTTCGGCACGACTCAAGGGTTCTCCACCCTGATTCGCTGTAGACCAAGTGGTCTGGTGTCGCAGTGACTCCTGCGTAGGTGATGACATCTCTGAGTCCTTTATAAACTAAACCGCCGTGACTAACCCACTGTACGCCGTCCCATAGTCTATCACTACCACGAATTTCCTCAATGTTCACTAACCCACGCTTAGTCAAGACTTTCTGTCCGCTCGCAATACAATCCGGTGACCAACCTTCACGCTCCCACCGGGACAAAATAGTTCGCATCGCCGGGATGGACAGTGAGGAGGTTGAGTGTACGGAGAGTCGTAACAGCTTATCCGCCTCATACTCCTCCCTGAAACGGTCACGAATCTCCTTGAGTTTTTCAAACGTCAGGGATCGTTTCACCGTCTTTTCTATGTAGTCAATCATCACCCGACCTTTATCAACCTGTAAAGTTTTCGGGATCTTGTAGGTGTAACGGGTCGCATCGCCGTTAATCACCAACGGTCTGCCGGCCATCCGGGTCAACAGCCGCTCAATGACTTCGTCCTGCGTCAGATCGCCACATTCAAAGTATGCCACTTTTCGTTTCTGCAAAATGGCCATGAAAACGATGTTCAGGAGTAGCCAGCTTTTGCCCCGCTTCGCCGCCCCCATCATGGCCACCAGCGCGTCACGCTTCAAACTTCTACCAAAAAACTTACCAAGACCGTCAGGGAAGGTGATCAGTGAATCGCGGTCTTGCTCAAAGACACGGCGGATAGCTTCATCATCACTGAGGGGGTCGATCCAACTACCGGTGCCCATTTCAACCGGGAGGAATCCGTCAATCAATGATTGTGCTTTTTTGGTATCGCCTTTTAACAGAAACCCAGATCCGGCATCGAACAGCCGCTGAAGTTTGACCTGACTGAAATATTCTGCGGCTTGATCTATGACGTAATCGGCGTTACACGTCTTCGCCAACTTCTCATAATCCACCGTCCGAAGAAATCCGTCCAACTCATCCACCAGATCATCGCTCTTGCCTTCTGCCCAACTGCGGGCGATGGCTTCGATGTTGTGCAACGGAGCCTTGCCGTAACGGGAGTAATAGTCAACCGCCATCCCCCCAAGCGTGTTTCCCATTTTCGTTTTGAAAAGTCCTTCTTCCTCCCAGCGTGAAGCGATGCGACCGCACACGGCGTCGTTGACTAGCATCCCTAAAAGAATCCGTCTTTCCGGTGAGGCTTGAACACCGTGAACCTTCATGTTCGTTCCTTTTTGTAAAAATCAAAATCACTGTGCAATTGCTCACTGACTGTTGGGTGAATCTGTACAGAATCTGTACAGAGAGAACCGGCTGACCAGATTCTGTACAGGGTCATGCTGTCTGTACAGAATCTGGTCAGCCTTTTCCGTTGCGTTTAAAGGCCCGTACAGCCCTCCGAATAGGAAAGTGCGGCCAACCCCCTGTTGACCGGGTCGAACGGGGCAGCAGCGACGCCGTAGCTTCACCAATGGGCTTCCAAAAGTCTGATCGTAGGCTGAACCGTCGAAGACAACACATAGCCTTTCGCACAATCGTTCAGCCGTGCATAAAATAGCGCTGAACTTGGGTTCAGTTCCTTGCCCTTGAATGAACCACTCCAACCCCGCCAACCTTTCACGCTCGTTGCCGTCCATCGAATCCAACGGATCGCCATCGGCTCTGGGTAAGTGCCAAGCATCTCGATCAAATGATCGGCTAACGCCCGTTCGTCCCCGGTCAACTTCGCGGCAGCCGCAATCAACCGCTCTGCCCCTTGCAGGGCGTCAACGTAAGCCGCCTTCAAATTCTCAGGCTCACCGTTCGGCCAATCGATGTCCCTCAAATCGTCGGGGATCTCGACTTGCTTCAACTTCGATTGATCCGGCAACCG